GATATGGAGGGCTCCAGGGAGCTGGACAGAATGCTGGCCAGTCTCCCAGCAGCTGTGGAAAAGAATCAGCTCAAGGCTGGACTCAGGAGAAATGCCAAGCCCATTCTCAGGGATATGAAAACTGGAGCTGGATCATTTTCTCAGGAGCTGGCAGCCAGTATCAAGATCCGGACTATGACTGGAGTCAATGTCCCAGCAGCTCTAGCCATTGGCCCAGATCCAGATCACTGGTGGGGATACCTGGTAGAATATGGGACAGGGATCTATGGTCCTAAACGTACAGAGATCCTCCCCAAGAAAGCATCAGTGATGAGTGCTCCTGGACTAGAGCATCCCATCCGGAGCTCAGAGGGATTCAGGGCTCACCCATGGGCTAGACCAGCCTGGGAGAAAAACAAATTCAAGGTCAGAGAAAATTTCATAAATGACATGATCACCACCCTGGAGAAATTCTCAGCCAGGCTGCTCAAGCAGTCATATGCTGGCAAACTCTCCAAGGCAGCACAGAAAGCCCTGGGACTATGATTGAGGCAAGCATGATCACACTGCTGGAGGCCACCACAGCCATCACAGATCTGGTGAGCACCAGGATCTATCAGGTCCAGCTGCCACAAGCTCCAACCATGCCAGCCATAGTGATCACCAATATCACTGGAAATGATGACTACTCAGCTGAGGCTCCCCTGGATCTCATAGTGGCCAGATTTCAGATTGACTGCTATGGAGCAACCCTGGCAGAATCTCTGGCAGTGGGAGTGGCAGTCAATACCCTCATGAGTGGATACAAAGGAGCAGCTGGTGGTGACAATATCGAGGGATCATTCAACAGGAATAAAAGAGATCTATATGACTCTCAGACTGAGAATCATAGGAGACTGACAGAGTATGAGATATTTTACAAATTAGGATCATGATAAATAAAAAGGAGTTAAATCATGGCACATATCGGATATGGAATCCAGCTAAAAATGGGGGATGCAGCCACCCCCGAAGTATTCACCGCACTGGCTGAGCTACTCAATCTCAGTGGACCTGGGATCACAATGGAGTCAGTAGATACCACACATGCAGCTAGCGTGAATGCCTGGAAAACTGCCATTGCTGGCCTCCTGGATGCAGGAGAGGTCACTGTGGATCTGGCTTTCTTACCAGCTGATGGGACTCAGGATGACACTACCGGACTATTGTCAAAGATGATAGGCAGGGCTGCTGCAAATTTCCAGCTGATATTCCCAGATGGATCAGCAACCCAGTGGGCTTTCCCAGCACTGGTCACTGGCTTTGAACCTACTGAGCCACTAGAGGACAGAGCCACTGCCTCAGTGACACTCAAGATATCAGGTGCGCCTACCCTGGCCTAAATGATATGAGTAATCACTTGAGAGGAGATGTAGATCTCCAGATGTCAGGTGAATCCCTGGTCTTATGTTATGACTGGGAGGCAATCGGAAAGCTGGTCACTGAATTAGGAAAAGATTTTGACTCCAAGATCAGTGCAGCATCCATAGATTTTGATCTCCCAGTGCTGGCCATAGCTCTATCAATTGGCCTAGAAAAACATCAACCAGGCAGATTCCCACCCAAGGCTATCATGCATTTATCACCACCAGTGATTCACATGATAGCAGGAATCCAGCAGGCAATCACAGTCGCTTTTCATGGATCACTGGAGGTGCCTGGAGATCAGGAATCAAACCCTCCCCAGATCCTCCTCAAGTTCCTAAAAAGGATTCTCTGGGACTGGTGGGGGAAGCCCTCCAAAGGCTGATCAAGTATGGAATGGAGCTGGAATCATTCTGGCCAGCCACTCCATACCAGACAAAAATCTGGCTAAATGCCAGGATTGAGAGACTCAGTGAGCAGCACAAAAAGCAAACTATGGACAATGTGTGGGTGGCTTATCATGTGGCCAATTGGACCAGGGCAAAACGTATGCCCAACTGGGATAAACTCATGACCAAGATGGGACTCAAGGAGCGCAAAATTCAGACTCCAGAGGAAGTGATCCAGATTGCTGCCATGCTCACAGCTGCCATGGGTGGCAAGGATCTCAGAAAAGAAAAGGACCTAGACTAGTATGGCTCAAAAAGTAGGAGGTCTCTTTGTTTCAATGGCTGCCAGCTCTGCTAGGTTTGCCATAGATATGGAGAAGGCCAGAATTGCTGCTCAGAAATCATCATCAGGAATAGGGAAGGGATTCAAGGGAGCCCAGATATCCGGAGCTCAGCTGACCCAATCAATGGGCAAGCTGAGGGGTGGACTTATTGCAGCAGCTGGTCCAGCTGCCATGCTCCTCCTGATCAAGAGATCCATAGATGTGGCTGATAAGACAGCAAAGGTAGCTGACAAAATTGGGATCTCCACTGATGCCCTCCAGGAATATAGATTTGCAGCATCACTAGCTGGAGTAGAGCAGTCAGCCCTGGACATGGGTCTCCAGAGATTTGTCCGGAGAGCTGGAGAGGCAGCGCAAGGACTGGGGGAGCTCAGGACCACCCTGGATCAGTATGGAATAGATGTGAGGGATGCTAATGGCCAGACCAGATCCTCCATAGATATCCTGGATGATTTGGCTGATGTCATCATGAATGCTGAATCTGAGCAGGAGCAGCTGAGAATTGCATTTAAAGCATTTGACTCTGAGGGAGCTGCTCTAGTAAACATCCTCAAAAAGGGCTCAGCTGGTCTGGATGAATACAGGGCCAAGGCTCAAAAATTAGGAATAGTGATTGAGGAGGATCTGCTCAGGAATGCTGAGGCAGCCAAGGATCAATTCACTATCATGAGTAGAGTCATCTCAAGCCAGCTCACCACAGCAGTATTGACTCTGGCACCACAGATCACCAGTCTCACTGAGACTCTGGTGGATGGTCTCCCTGCATTATTTACATGGGTCAAGAAATTCCTGGAATGGACCGGACTCATAGAAGCAAATCCCCTGGACTCACTAGAGACAGATTTGAAAGCTGTCAATGCTCAGATTGAGGAGCTCACCATTGAAAGAGCTGGAGCCCTCAAGGGATCTATCCTGGGGAATTGGAAAATCAGCAGGACCACCAAAAAGCTGGAGGAATTAGGACAGCAGCAGGCAGCACTCCAGGCCCAGATCAAGGTGCTGAGTGATGCTGAAAAGAAAGCCCATGCTGAAAAGATGGCAGGCATCCAGGAGCAGATCACTGCTGAGATGAAAAAGAATGAGACAGCTGCTCAATTCGCAAAAACAGAGGCCAAGAAAAAACAGGATGCAAAAGAATTTACTGAGCTTTTCAAGGCTCTGACCACTGAGGAATTTGAGCTCCAGAGACAGGAGCTGGCCAAGAACCTGGAGGAGTGGGCAGCAGCTGGAGCCTCCAAGACTGAGCTGGATAGAGTAGAGGCTGAAAAGCGCAAGCAGATTGCCAGAGATGAATTTGCATCCAAGGCTGAATCAGCCAAGCAGCTGGCAGATCTAGTGATGAATCTGGGTGAGCAGTGGCTGGCATTTGAGACAGCCAACATCCAGAAAGTTTTGCAAAAGGACACCCAGGCAGCAGTCAATAGATTCAAGGTCAGGAAAGCAGCCATTGAGAATGAATACAGGGTCAATGGTGAGGTAACTGAGGAGGGTCTGGGCAAGGTCGCATCTCTCACAGATGCTCACCTGAATGAGCTTGAAGTCATCAAAAATGATGCAGCTGACAAAGAGAAAGCAGCAGCGCGAAAGCTCAAGCCCATTAAAATTGCTCAGGCAATTTCCAATACAGCAGTGGAGGCATCCAAGGTCTTAGCCAATCCAGTGGCACTGGGTCTAGTCCTGGCAGCTGGAGCAGTGCAAGTGGCCACCATCCAGGCTCAGCCCTATGCTAAGGGTGGCATCATAAACTCACCCAGCTTTTTCAATACACCACAGGGAGCTGGACTGGCTGGAGAGGTCCCAGGACAATCTGAGGGAATCCTCCCACTGGCCAGAGGACCAGGTGGGGATCTGGGAGTCAAGGCTCAGGGCATGGGAGGCAGGACAATCAATGTCACAAATAATATCACATTTGCAGGACCAGTCACAGATGAGCAGTATGCTCTGGAGGTCATAGCTCCCATCATAGAGGATGCTGCATACAAAGGCACCACCAATATATTGGCATCAAATCAATGATCACTACCTCCACACAATGGGACTCCCTAGTCCAGATCCCAGCCAAGATGACTATAGTGGCCAGGCTCTACTATGGAGCTGAGGGAGCCAGTGACTATATCTCCCTGGGATCTGATGATGTGATTATAGATGGTGAGAGATTCCTGGGAGTGATCAAGCAGATCCCCAGAATAGAGCAGTCAGTAGATCTCCTCACCCACAATCCAGTCATAGGCTCTATCAAGCTGGATATCAATAATCTTGAATTCCAACCAGGCAAAAGATTCTCAGATTTCCTGGAGGAGCTAGGGGCTGGATCTGATATAGGATTTGAAAATAGGAGAGCTGACATCAGGCTCTATATCCCAGGGATCACATCCTGGGCCAATTGTTTCACACTCCAGGCCAATGGAATAATCCGGAATCCATTCCAGGACTGGGCCACTGGATCTATAGAGATCGATGATGGGGTCAGTTTATGGCTGCACCCTATAAATGATAGAGTCCCAGAGTCATCAGCTGCACTCCCAAATATTGGACTCCCCAATGATTCAAAGGGCAAGATCAATCCCAGCATATGGGGGAATCATCAGAACCTGATAGAGGCCAGTTCACTCACAGGGATCACAGCAGCTGAATGGACTCCCACTCATAAAAATAATTTTGTCCAATTGGTGGACCTGGGGGATGATGAATGGCTGATTGCTGGCCATAATGTGGTAGACCTGGATGAGACTGATCAGGATGCTATATGGGCATTTGATTCCAGACTAAATAGGATGGTCCAGTGTTTTGATGTGACATTCTCTGAGGACTCCAGGGGATCTATCATCACACTCAATGACAATCAATACCTGGATTTTAGACTCCCACTCTCAGCCTCAGATGGTGGGACTGGATTTGCCTGGACAAATCCTGGAAATATTGCTGACAATGACATCTCCTCCACCACCACTATCTCCCTGGGCAATTTGGATGCAGGAGATCTGGACATAGTATTCCCAGCTGATGACATCCCTACTGGTGAGATCTCAGACTCTCGTATCAATCTCAGAGGATTTGGTGAATGGGCCACAGCTGAGGCAAGGCTCTATGTAAATGGGGACACCAGCAACCTGGTCACAAATAACAATATGGTTACTAATTTTGATGCAAACAATAATTCGATAGGATCAGGAGCATCAATAGAGGCCATCACTCTCACCTTTGAAGGGCTCTCAGGATCTGGCAATCCTCATACTGGCCAGCTCCAGGCATGCTATTTATCTGTATTGTATCAGACCACTGAAAAGCTCCAGCTCTACTATGGAGGCAGAGGCAGGGAGTATGGGACCTGGATCAATGGCAGATCCACAGCTGAGGGATACACTGAGGATCACAGAGATGATGATGATAGTGGTGAGCTGATTGAGAATCCAGCTGGAGTGCTGGAGAGTTTTCTGAGAGACAAGCTCTCCCTGGTAGATGCCAATATAGATATGGACTCATTCAATATTCTATCCAATGATGTATTCCTAACAGAGATCTCCAATAGTATCACAGAGGAAATAGAGTCCAGAGACTGGCTTGCCAAGTTCCTACTGGATATCCGGTCATTTTTATGGTGGGCCACTGAGGGAAAATTCAAAGTCAAGGCTCTCCTCAATCTTTATACATCAGCCTCAGTAGATCGGATCATAGATTTCAATGATTTTAATTCCCTGAAATTCCCAAGGACCAAGCTCAAGGATCAATATACAGCTGTGGAGGTAGAGTATATGCTCAGCCAGGGAAACTATTTGAGCATCACAGATCTGTCCCAGGACACCACCCTCCAGACTAAATACAATGTGACAGCAGCCCAGACCACCCTCACCCATAAAACAGACAATGTGAGTCAGGAAGCTGCTGCAAATGACATCAGGAATCTACTGCTCAGATTAAAAAAGCAGCCTCACAATCTCCTGGAGGGATCTCTGGGCAAGGAGAATCTGGATCTGGACATAGGTGATATCATTCAATTAAAAAATATGCCCTATCTGGTAAGGGGTAAAGATATAGAATCCAGCTACATTTTAGGAGGTCAGACCATATATCCATATTGGTGGATCTACAAAGTGGGCAGAGGAGAGAATATGAATCTATCAGCAATCCAATTGCATGCTGGACTGGTACCACCACCATGATCCAGAAACCTACTAATGTTAAATTCTTTGTGCCTCAGACACTTAATCTATTTGATGCTACAGCAGAGCCTACTCTTGAGGGAATTGCAGGAGAGGATTACCAGGGCAATGCCCTGGCCTCCACTGACCAGGTCATCAATGCTATGGACTCTCACTCAAGGAGACCATTCCAGGCTGATACAAGTGGAGTGACTACCAGGTGGAGAGTGGATACTGCACTGACCAGGGAAACCCGCACAAAGTTTTGGATGCTGGATGGTCACAATCTCAGGGATGTCTATCCTGTGAGTCTCAAACAATCCATCGATATCTATCAGGATACAAATGCATCATTTGCAGGAGCCACTGAGATCACACCCAATAAAATCATATCAGGATTACTGGGGAGACCCAGGCCATATGTCAGACTCAATGGAATTACAGACAAGGTCATAGTCCCCAATGACTCTCCATTCAATGTGACTACCGGTGATTTTGGGCTGGGGATATTATTCATGCCATATGCTCTATCAGGCACTCAGTACCTCTCCCAGAAATATGATGCAATCAAAGGTTATGGACTCTATCTGGTGGATGATGATTTATACATATTGATGAATGATTCTGTGACTGGGATTGCTGTCATAATA